CATCTTACAGGACCAATAACCAGCAGTGGTCTTATCAGTCTTACTATCGCAGTTGTGCCTAGCCCGGAAGTTAGCACGGGCCTTTGGGTCGTCACGACGGATTTCCATAGTGGGGCTACCAAAAGTAACTCGCTTCACTTTGTCACCGGACTTGACGTAAACACCAAACTTCTTAGCAGAGCCTTTAGGCAGACGGAATGGCTTGTCTAGGGAGACCTTCTCACCACGGTACTCAGCCTTCTCAGTACGTCCCGGCAACAAATCCTTGTCATGCGTAGCAGCCTTCTGGCCAGCAGCAATCTTAAGGAAGCTGTTTACTCGGGCCATTGCCCACTGCTCTTTGGATGTTACGTTAGGTCGTACAGAACCGGGGTTGGTCTTGTACGCACCAATGCCACGGTCATAGACGGCTCTCAGGGTCTTAGCACTGATGTTGCCCTTCTTAGCACCATGACGTGCGTTCCAGTTCTTAGCCTTCTCTGCTAAGGTGGAAGTCTTTACCTTCTCTACCGAAGACCAAGCAGCACGAAAGGCACGTTGCTCAGAGCCAGTGTCTTCCATGACAGAGTTAAATACCTGACGGAACTTACCCTGCTTTTCTTCAGGGACAGTCTGTCGTACTGCTTTGGGGAGGTCTGCATTAGTAGAGAAAGGCATTACTTCTTTCCTTTGTAGAAGGCATCCCGAATAGAGCCACGGGAAAGACCAATATCGTTAAGCTCTCGGTCTGTCATCGAATAGAGCGTCTGAAGATCACTCTTGTTCTGGGCTTTCTGTTTCATCCGGTTGTACATCTCGCCGGGGAGCTTCATTAGGTTCATAGCTGAGTTCCGCAATGTCCATGAGGTCTTGAATAACTTCTGGGTGGTCAGAGACGTTAATGTCTGCACCATTCAGATTACGAAGGAAGGCTGCAATCTCACGAAGATCGTGCGGTGCTACATCACCAGCCTTGATGTACGGCATAGTATCGTAGGAAAGCCCGTTGAGCTGCCACAGGCGTTCTACAAGTTGCTTGTTGAGTACGTCAGTGATGGCACTAATGTAGCTCTCCAAGGCACGAAGAAAGAGGTCGGTCTTAGATTTAGATAACGCATACGAGCCACCGGAGCTGTGTGCGCCGAGTAGAAGAAACTCAGACAATACACTACGAGCAATATCATGCTGGTAGCGGCTAACAATGGGGTCGATTTGGATATTGCGTGAACCACTAGAGGACATCAATTCTATGTCCATCAGGCGGACATTGGTTGGGCTACCATCTTTGTCAGGGTAGGTGTCACTTGGCAGGATAATATAACCCTGCTCGTTGAACTTTACGTCTCGGAGGATTTGCTGTAGGTCTGCCCTAATCGCTGCCTGAGAGGCTGTAGCATCACTAGAGAGGTACTCCGAGGGAATACGGGCTACAGGAATACCTGCAAGCTCTCGTTCCACTGCAATAGCCTCGATGGACTGAAGGTTGTTCAGATACTCATAAGAGGTATAAGCATTACGAAGAATGCTACGACCACTAGGGTCGCCGTTAATTGCAGTGGTCTTGTAGTATAGAGACTTGTTAGCCGGGATATAATGACTTTTACCAAACTGTGAGCCTTCCTGATAGAGACCTAAGACATCACCAGACTTCTGGTCTACATCAAACTTAGATACAGTCCAAGGCGCTCTAGAGGCCAGCTTACGGATACCGATACGGCCATCATCGTACTTGGAATACTTCTTGTAGCTACGGAACTGTGGACCGCTACGACGCTTATATACTACCTCAAACCAAGCAAAGCCATACGACAAAGAAGACAAAGCCTCTGCAATATGGTCATCAAGAGTGTGGTCCATGTCATCTAAGACAGACTCAACAAACTCTGCTTCCTTCTTGGCCTCTGGTGTATCATTGCAGGGTACAACCTTCAACTCTACATCACGAAGCACTTGCTCAGTGGCGTACATAACTGCACCAATGGTGCTGTCGTTGTCACGCATCTCACGGTACTTGCGGATGGCCTTCTTGCCACGAAGCTCCGGCAGGAATTCGTCCGCTCGAATCTGACCATTGTGAGTGTTGTCACCAGCTACACCAAGAATCTTCTTGGCTTCTGTTTCAGAGAGCTTCTTGGGCATTATCTAAGTCCTTTCGCAGAGCTATACGCCAGCTTTAATTGGGGCTTGGCATAGCCCTGTAGGGATAGGTCCGTAATAGCCCACACAAGGGCGTCAAGGCGGTCTGGTGATCCTACGGAGCCTAGTGGCTCCCAAGTGACCATCTGGTCCTCAAGGTCGTTGAGACCCTTTACATCACGTACCTTGTTCTGTTCATACAGGGCGGAGACCGGCTCAGCACGGGCCATCTTGCCTCGACTAGCATGGACTAGTTTGACAGGGACCGTCTCAGACTCTGTGTGGAGAGTGTGGCGAACCATATCTCCGCCCTGATTACGTTCGGCGACAATCCGGTCAGCTTGATACTCTTCAAAGAGTGACACTGCCCTCGCAGCCCATTGCTGGGGTGTGTAGCGACCTGTGTGGTCAGCCAGAACGTAAGCGATACCATTTACGTCAACCCCTGCTACAACAATACCAGTCATATCTGACTCTTTGTTGCTTGTGATGGCAGGGTCAATAGATACTACAATACGGTTTAAGTCAGGTACTTTATCTGCTTCAATCTCTACCTGTGCAAGTCCCTGTCTGCTCCATAAGGCACCAGAGGCTTCATCAAGGATTTCAGCGTAAAGCTCTTGTCTACCAAGTCTAGTGCCTTCATACGTCTTCCTAACTGCATCAAGGAACGTAGAGGCTAGGTTAGCAGAGTTGTCATAGGTGGAGCCTGTGGACGTTACCGTCTTCTCATCACCTAATATCGTCCTCAGTAGCTTGGTGGTCTTAGGGGTTGTAGTGATAAACACTTGAGGGTGTCTGCCTAGACGTAACCCAAACTGCAACATATCCCAAGTCTCTTGGGCATTACGCCAAGCACACAACTCATCACACCATGCAGAGTAAGCCTGTGGACCACGAAGACGCTCTGGGTCTTCCGCCGAAAAGAATACAGCCTTAGCCCCATTCTCCCAAGTCATTGTGTTGTTAGTAGGGGACCATTCTGGGTAGCCTATAGGCGTACCACGGTAGGTCTTATCACCCTTCCAACATACATTAAGAAGGCCACTATCGCCCTCTACCATGACCTTCCGTACATCACCCTTTGTTGGTGCTACACAATGTACAATCTTATCGCCTTTACGGATACGGTGTCTTACCCACTCTGCACCCGCTCTGGTCTTACCCCAGCCTCGGCCAGCTAATGCTACCCAAATATCCCAATGGTTGCCTGTAGGCTCCATCTGGTTAGGTCTAGCCCAGAACTCCCAAGTGTGTTGTAACTCTTCTACCTTAGCTGGACCTAGCTGGTCCATCAAGGCTGCTACTTCTTCATCAGGTAGTTGTCGTAGGTCATTCGCTGTTATCGGAAGGGTCACGGGATTTCCCTAAGAGGGTCATAAGAGCGTCAATAGCAGACTCATCCATCTCTGGGTCTGTCTCTTGCTCCTGCTCATTCAAGGTGGAGTTAGGAGACCAGCCGCCCTTACTACGAAGAAAAAGTTCCTGAGACTTGAAGTCACCTTCAAGAGCCTGTTGCACTACTTTGTTACCTACCATCCCTACAATGTCAGAACGCTCTTGAGCAATGTCCTGACCATAAATCTTGTAGAAGGTAGCAAAAGAAGAAGGTGCATCCTGTAGGTCTTGGATAGAGACCATGATGTCCTTCATAGCTACACCATCTCGAATCATCTTGCGGATTCGATTGGCAATCGCTTTCTTATAAGGAAGTGCCGCTGGCATAACTACAGACCCTGCTACAGAATTAAGATACCGTGACTGTTTAAGAGACAGTTCACTAAGCGCAGCATCTTCGATGCAAGCGCAACTAGGGATTTAGAAAACCACATACTATAGTTCTGCTATAGCCTTGGTCGAGATCATAACCAAATTGGTAATTAAACCTGATATGAATTATGTCTCTGGCTAATCTATAGCCTTACTATAGTATAAGCCCTAAGTTGAGCAAAAGTAAAGGGGCTACAGAGAATATTCTTTGTTGTTTTATAAAAATATTGTTGTAGTGTGACATTTATGCCACAGTATGCCCCCTGCCTACTAAGGTAGTGCTGCTGAGTGCCGCTCCTTAAGAGGGTCAAAGGTTTTGGCTTATGTTGTAGACCAGAGTGCATACCCACTAGGATACATTTAATTTGAGATAAATCCTAGGGTCCCATTAGTGTGACATTTGTGCAACACTCAAGAATAATCGCACTAGATGTGTCGTTTATGCCACAGTTCTTAATACGTGTGGAACTTTTGCTTGACACTCGCTGAGCGAGAGTGCAGCCATTCCTAGGGTTTAATTCAAATCCGTAATAGTGTACCAAAGTAAAACCCATGCGGTACAATAGTACCACACAGGCTTGACTACAATTTGATATTTAATGTCGCTATTCTATAAACCGTCGCTTAGGTCTGTCGCTGAAATCTAGCACAAAACTGTTGCCAATTTTCGTTGGCTTGGCTGCTTCTACTGTTGCGGCGATACGGTTGGCGATTAGCGCTTGCCTTGTTGTCTGTTGCTTTAATCCCATTGCTTGAAGTCCCTGTTGTCCTGATAACCATGTGTGAACGCTGTCTGTTCTTCTACGCCTAAGTCATGGATTTCTTCGCCGTGTAGAACGTCATCACAACGGTAAAAGAACGGCTTAGGGCTTCGCATATAGTAAGACTGCCTTTGCCCGTTGGCGTAGCACCATGCTAGTGTTGAGCCTTTGGGGTGTGGGTTGGTCATGCTCTGGTCCTCTCAATTCTAAACTGCGCCGTCTCTGCCAGCGCTCTATCCCGGCATTCGTAATATGTGCCACAAAAAGCGACGGCGTACCCGTACCGCTTCTTGAGCCACAATCGCCAATCTGGTTTATCTAAATGTTGCATCATATTTTACCTGCATATTGATAAGCCAAGAACGCCACGAATAAAGCCCCGACGATAAGAGTAAAAAACACTTCCCCCCAAGTTAGCATAACGCAAGTCCCTTTTCTGTTGTATCGATTACAAAACCGGATTGATCATAAACCGCCTTGCCTTTAGCACGCAAGCCAACAATCACGCCAAGCGGGTCTAAGAAACGTAGATCGTGACTATCGCCGTCAATCGTTGGCACCCGCTCAAACGTCGCTGGAATGCCGTTGCGGAACACTACAGCGGCATTCATGCCCGACTTGATTACACCGCTTAGGCGGTCGCTATATGGCTTTGACGCTTCACTATAGGACCACGTCAAAGAATAGTTATCCGGCAAGCCCTTCCTGTTGTGTAGTTTGGTGTAGTCGTAGAACGTCAACTCAGGGAACGTTTGCGGTACGCCATAACGCTCGAACCGGATATCACTCGTTCCGTTTAACCTGATCGTTGGCGTTAAGTCCTTGCGAATTGCCCAACTAGCAAAACGGTCAATATCACGCTTTAAAGCATCGACAAAGCCAACCGGATCAAGGTTAAACCAAGCAGTCTTGGCAATGCGTGCTTTTTGAACATTACTGAAACGACCCATACCCGCCGAATTTAGGCACCCGTCAACGCACCCGGCTTGTTCTGCCATGGGGCAAACATTCACGCCGCTAAG